TCTCTTACTCAAGGGGTGGGCAATGTCGTGCCTTTGTGGCAGAAAATTCAAGGATTAAGCGAGAAATACATAGACCAGCCATTTAACAAACTTATCCAACCAATAGAACAGGCATATACGCGGAAATTCAATGTCGCCCCCGAACAAATGGCTCAATACAAAGCCAAATCAGAATTAGCGAGCAGTATGATAATGGGAATGACGGGGGGTTTAAAAGCTATTAAAGGATTACAACCTCTTGTTCAAGAAGCAAGGAAGTATAAGAGTGCGGAAGAGTTTGTGAAAGAATCTCAATCAAAATTAGCACTTAAAGCATTCGGGGGAGAAAAACTCACGCCACTTGAAAATGAAATAGCAAAAATAAACCATAGATCAAAATCAGAAGCAGATTATACTTCTCAACTTACCGACATTTGGAAACAAGCCACTGGACAATTTAAAAAATAAATGAGATAATAAAGAGTATGGAAATTGACCCAACCACTGCTCAAAATCTTGATAAGCAAGTAGAAAACAAGCCGCAAAGAGATGAGCTTGGAAGATTGCTTCCCGGCTATACTGCCAATCCAAACGGCCGGCCAAAAGGAAAAAGTTTAAAAGAATATGATCGAGAGAAATTTGCTAGTATGGCTGATGAAGAAAAAGAAAAGTTTCTAAAAGAAATATCGGCAGAAATGAGATATAGAATGGCTGAAGGCAACCCAGCTAACAATACCGACTTAACCTCCAAAGGCGAGAAAATTTTTGAAGTAACAAATAAAGATGGAACAATACGCATTCACTCCGCACCCCGGCCAGAAAGCGATTCTAAACAGCCCTGAAAGATTTATCGTAATGGCTTGCGGGAGACGGTGGGGTAAAACAACCCTGGTTATTCATAAACTTATTTTAGAAGCGTTACTTAACAAACAACCGGGGAATTATTGGTATATCGCCCCCACTTATCGGCAAGCTAAAGAAATTGCTTGGAGAATTTTAAAACAAGTTTGGTATTCCTTGCCGGCGGAAGCCCGAGGTGATTCAAACGAGCAAGAGTTATGGATTGAAATCAATAAAAGCCGAATCTCTCTTAAAGGCGCGGATAATGAGGACTCATTGCGGGGCTCGGGCTTGCACGGGATGATTTGCGATGAAGTGGCTTCTTTCAGAAACTGGGATTATACTTGGGCGGAAGTGTTAAGACCGGCGTTATCCGATTATCAAGGATTCGCGTGGTTTATATCAACTCCTCAAGGATTTAATCATTTCTACGATTTATACAATCAGCAAGATTCTAATAAAGAATGGAAATCTTTTCATTTCACCAGTTATACCAATCCTTACTTGGATAAAAATGAAATTGAAGAAGCCAGAAAACAATATATAGAGCAGGGGATGGAAGACGCTTTTGAGCAGGAATACTTGGCCAACTTCAGAAAACAGCAAAACGCCTTTACTTCCAAAGATAAATTGGAAGCGATGATGGGATTTAGCAATAACGACAAAAAATTGGCTGTTTGGCTGGAGCTTCAAGGAGTCAATTACATAGACCAAGCGGAAATCATTAAAAGCTGGCTTCTGGGATTGGAGAAAGAATATGAAAAAAGGAATTTATACGTTGGGATAGACGTTGCCAAGCAGATTGATAAAACGATCGTAACCGTGGCGGCGGACAGGATATTCAATCCTTCCGCCAATAAGATTAAATGCATCGCCATTGATTCAACGGGGATAGGCGATTATATGCCCGATTGGTTTGAAAGAAACTCCCGATGGTATGTCGCCCGAATTAAATTCACCGCCCAACAAAAAGACGCGCTGTATAAGAATTTACAGCAAGTGATTCAAAACAGATTAACCGAATTACCCGAACCTGACACCGACGAAAGCAAGAAATTTCTGAAAGAAATGATTGATTTGCAACAAGAACGGAAAGGTGATATAATAATGGTAAATCATCCTGAAGGAAATTATCACGATGATTATCCTGACTCTTGGGCTTTGATGGAGTGGGGTTATTCTTTAATAAACGGGCTTTCCAAGTCAAGAAGCGTCCCTGAAGCTCCCAAAAACAAGTTTCAAGAACTTTTATCAAAAACTGAAACCATAAGCAATCCAACGCAATATGTTTGAATTTTAATATCTTCGCTCAAACTCACAAGGAACTGGATGATTTTTTTACCGGCAAGTTGAAATTATTTGATGTTCAGAATGTCGCCGGAATAGCGACTCTAAGTAAAACTCTCAGTTATCATCTCTATTCTCAATGGGAAATAATCAATCTCATTGAGCTTTATTATAATTCCAAGTTTCAATCCGGCCCCTACGACAAAGAAGGACAGCGCAAGGTCTTCTTAAATGTGTGCCGATTTCGTTCCGATGTGGCTTCCAAGATGATTGATTTGGACACTAAAGATTTTGTGTTTATCCCTGATAATCATACTTCAATCTGGCCGTCTTATTTTTTCTCAAAAGATTTTAAACAATGGTCAAAAGACAATTTCTTTGGAGAACTTATCAATGACACTGTGGAACGGTATCCTAAATACGGCACGGCGGTTTTGAAACGGCTTAAAGATAAATTGGAGCCCGTGCCTTTAAAAAATTTAAGAAACCAGCAGGATTGCAAAACGCTCAAAGAGGCCGATTATGTGATTGAAGAACACGAATACTCCAAAAGCCAACTGAAAGAATTTGAAGAATGGGACACTAAAGGAGTGGCGGATTACGGAGATAAAATAAAAGTATTTGAACGATACGGAGAAGTGCCGAGAAAGATTATTCAAGGATGGAAAAAAGGAGTTTATGAAGCGGAAGATGATGATATGGCCAAAGCAATGACTATTGTTGTCGTTGATGAAGAACGCCCCATTAGCCAAACTCCTAAAGACCAGACTAATAAAGTTACTGAAAAGATTTTATATTGCGCCGAAGTGGACGAATATCCTTATGAGGAAGTCCATTGGGCGAAACAAGACGGTCGGTGGCTGGGAATCGGAGAAATAGAAAATTTGTTTGAAAATCAATTCTCTCTTAATGAATTGGCTAATCTTCGCCGCAGAGCTTTAATGTGGGCTTCCCGAAAGGTTTATCAATCGCCCGACGATGGCATTGCCAAGAACCTGCTCAAAGATGTCAAAGACGGGGATATTTTACGAATTTCGCCCAATGGGCAAGTTACTCAAGTGGACACAGCGACCAGAACTTTGGCGGAATTCAATTCCGATGAGCAAGTTTGGGACGCTAACGCCCAGCAAAAATCATTTACTTACGAGGTGGCCACCGGCGAAACTTTGCCTTCAGGCACGCCATTTAGATTGGGAGTGCAACTGGCGGCCGCCGTTCGTTCTCACTTTGACTTAAAAAGGGAAAAACTGGGCTTATTCTTTAAGCGGGTAGTAATGGAATTTATGATACCGATTTTCAAAGCTCAAGCGGAAAAAGAAAAAATACTGACGTTCCAAATGGATGAAGACGGAATGAACGATATGAAAGAAGCGATTGCCGAAGTAGCGGCCTATAACGCCGCTCGCGAAGCGGTGATGACGGATAATCCGCCCGATTACCCTTCAATCAAAGCCAGAGCATTGCAAGAGATAGAACGAAGACCATTCTTATTCGTGCAGATTCTCAAAGAGATGTATAAAAATATGAAATATCACCTTGAACTGGTAATCACCGGAGAAGAAGTTGATATTGCCTCAAAGATTGAAACTTGGAAGAACATATTTCAGATTGTTTCCGCTAACCCGATGGCTTTAGCCGATCCGAATTCACGGAATGTTTTGAAAAAGATTGCCGGACTGGCCGGTGAAAATGTTGACAGTGTCTTATCATCCATACCAGCACAACCGATGGGACAACCGATGGGACAGCCAACCCAACCGGCTCAAGAGTCGGCGGGCTTTCAAGTGCCCACCGCTCAACCAATGACACTATGACCGATGAAGAAAAAGAAATGTTTGTCAATTTATCCCATTCCGCGCTGGGAAAGGTTTACCGGCAATATCTTGAAAAACAGATAAGGGAATTTGCCGACATCAGGAACGTAACTTCAGAATCATTGCAATCCAAAAAAGACGCTATTTTATTCATTGAAAACGCATTATTGAATCCGCTTAAAATTATGAGCGGCGAGGTTGACAGTAATGTATCGGAATATAATTAAACAACACCATATATGGCGACATCAGGGGAACACGCGGAAAGCGCCACACTCGTCGTGAGGGGCAATGCTCCATTTGAACTGGCCGAATTGGACAGACTGGCCGGCAATATGTCGGGAGACGAACGAGCGTCATTCATTAAACGGCTTGAGGCAAAAATTCAATCTTGGAAAAACGGCAACTTCGGCGGAATGGCGGAGGGATAATGCCTAAAGCACTTGAACAAAAATTAAAAACGGAAGCCAAGAAGAAAGGATTAAGTAAAAAACGCGCTGGCGCGTATGTTTACGGAACTCTAAGAAAAACGGGTTGGAAGCCCAAGAGGTAATGGCAAACCTCTCTAAACACCAAAGAATGGAGAAAACCAATAAATCATTAAATAGACAAAACTATGGGAAATGAAATTACCGAACTTGAGCTTGAAAGCGATGATAATGTCGTTGAGACGGAAATCATTCCTCAAGTCCAAGACGAGGCAGTCAGGCAATCGCTTCAAACTGAAATTGCCCGCAAGAAACACTGGCGGGAAAAGTTTCAGAAGAAAAGCGATGAAACCGCTAAATTAGCGGAAGACAATAAGACGCTTCAGGAGAAGCTGTCGGCCTATGAAAAACCTCAAGAAACCAAAAGTTTTTCAGCCGATGAGATAGAAGCAAGAGTTGATTTACGACTAGCGGGTCATTCCAAAGATGAAATTTCACATATGGAAACTTATGCGAAAGGGCAAGGAAAGAAACTGTCGGAAGTATCCAACGACCCTTTTATTTTATCCGGCATTGAGGGGCTTCGCGCTAAGGCAAAGGCCGCGGCGGCGACTCCTCCTCCTTCAAACAGTTCTCCCACCGTCAAATCTGATAAAAAATTAAGTTTTGAAGAGTGGAGACAAGGGAGGTAAATTGACAACACGAATTTATGGCTCTTACTACAAATCCCTGGGATGCGACATCTTTAGTGGCTTATATTAATGAAATTTGGCCAGGCCCGACGAATGAAGAGTTCTTTGCTGGAGCCGTGGCCGCCAATTTCTTTATGGATTTAAGCCCTTACGCGCAGAATGGCGGTGATATTGTCCACATACCGAATGTGTTTACCAATGTATTCACAGTGAATTCCCAATCAACGCAAGGCGCGGAAATCACCACTGGCGACGCGACTGTCGTAGACGACACATTGACGATTAACACCCATAAGTATATCGCGACGCTTCTTGGCGACAAGGACGCGCAACAGATTGCTTCGGTGTATAATCTCAATGAAATCTACGCTCGCAAAGCCGGCGGGACGATGGTTGAAGACCTTGAAGCGACTATTTTCGCTTTACAGTCATCGGTTTCCACCAATACCGTGAACGATACCGCTTCAGTCATCAATGATACCGACCTTCGCGGAGCGGTGGAGAAGCTGGATTCAGCCGATACTCCGCTTTCCGAGTGCGCGTGGTTCTTTCATCCGTATGCTTACTGGACGCAGATTCACGCTATCCAAAAGTATTACGATGCCGCTCAAGCCGGTTGGAATTCCGCTAAGACTCCGACCGTATCGGGTAACTTCGGAACTACCAATGGACAGATGAAATCGCTTCGCGGGCAACTTTACGGTATGCCGGTATATACTTCTTCAAAAGTCGTAAATACTTTGCTTGCCACTAAGAACCTTCTGGCGCACAAAAACGCTTTTATGTTCGCCACCCAGACTCCGGGCGGTCAGCGCATCAGATTCCAATCTGAAAAATGGCTGGCTAATCTTGGTATTCTGGCGGTGTGGGATATGATTTACGGCGTTTCGGAAGTCAGAGAGGAAGCCGCTTGTTTGATACAAGGGTCTAATGCGTTTATTGCCAGCTAACAATAAAAGCATTGATACTTTATCCTGTAGGGTGTATTATGGATGTATAATCATTTATCAATATGCCTTATGGATAGAGCGGACAATAAAATTAAATTATCAACACAATGATATATTTCTTTCAAAGAAAAAACATAAATGGACAGCCCTTTGGGGAGATTATAGATGTGGATGCAAGGACAGCTTGGGATTATTACAATATCCCGAGAAATTTCCTTTACATCGGCTGTTCTGACGGGCGATTTATCAAAGAAGCCCAGAAAAAAGTAACTATTAAAAAAGACAGAGGTATCAATGATGATATTTCTGAATCTAAAAAGAAAATAATCAGAGAAGCGATTGAAAAAGAGATAGGGTTCGCTCGTGCCAATCGGCTTATTCCCATCAATCATACCAAGATGAATTTGGACGGCGGGCAGATGGACGGGGATATTCAACGCTATCTAAAAGCGCTATGAATTTAACGCAATTCAGCGAGAAAATGACTCGCAAGTATGGAGTTAAAAAAATCTTCAAAGAGGAAGATGTTTATAAGGATGAACGGGAGAAGGTTGAAACATTTGCCAAAGACGGGCGCGTTTCCAAATCAGCGCGAAAGAAACTGCGAGAGATTTTAGACAGAGGCGGCTTGACCGAAAAAAGGTTAGTGGTGGATGATAAACTTTCCCAAAAATATGATGAAGCAATAACTTACGAAATGGATAAAGCAATCAGGCGGGGTGATCTTCCCAAGCCGGTAATAGATTCAAAATTTATGGAAATTATCAAACGCGCAAGAAATGCCTAAAAAATACATAGACCAGCAACAAATACTCACGAACGATCAAGGACACATTAGTGTTGTTATTGAAACGGATAACGCGGGAATTGGCGGGGGGACTCAATATAGCGATGCGGACGCCAATGCTGACCCGACAGGCACAGTGGCGATGGGAACAGACGGCGCGAATATATATGCCTTACACACTGATACGGCCGGAGATTTACAGGTAGATGTTTTAACAATGCCGACAATAACTGAAACATCGGCTTCTGCCATTAAGACAGCAGTGGAGTTAATTGACAACGCTATAGCAGGAACAGAGATGCAGGTTGATGTGGTAGCCGCGCTTCCAGCTGGCACAAACGCTCTTGGCAAACTTTTACAGCCCGACATAGATGTAACCACCAATACTAATTACGCCAAGAAATACTACACCAGTGCAGGAGCAGTAACGGATGGAATTATATGGAGTCCCGCCGCAGGCAAGAGGTGGCATATTCATACTATATTTATTCAAGTATCGGCGGCGGCAACAGTAACATTGGAAGATGATTTAGCGGCTGGCGACTCGGTGATCTGGAAAGCTGAATTGGCGGCTAATGCAGGATTAGTGATGACTTTTCCTGAAAAATATCCGTGGGCGAGCGGGGAAGATCAGGCTGATCTTTTGGTTACCACAAATGCGGGTAACATTTATATCACCTGTTCAGGAATTGAAATATGATTAAAACTTACAATCAAACTGAATACAATCTTAATGATGATTATTCTTTTCAAAACTTCACTGGAAGAAGTAATTTAGAAGTGTCGGGGGTAGTTTATGGTTCTTGCTTTTCACAAGAAATTACCGATAATCATATATTCCCAGACGATATGACTGGTGTAATTTTCATAAAATGCAATTTGGATAATGTTTTTATCCCTGCGGGCAATACAATAATTGATTGTTCTCAAAGAAGATTTTTCGTTCAGAACGATAAAAATGATTGGCTGATAAATGAAAAAAACGAACCAATTATGCCAGTTAATCATAAGTATTTTACGAAGTTTAACTTGCCAATGCCTTTACCAGAAGACATACCGCAAATAAAATCAGATGAGCCGATAGATTTAATCAAGGTCGCGGAAATTAAAAAGTTAGAAATTATATAATATGATTGCCGCAGCTTCAATTTGGGAGATTAGAACATCGGCTAACGCTGGAAATGTTGGCGGAGGTTTTTTTAAGGCTGGTGCTTCTGGTTCTGATTTTAGCCAACAAGATGCTCCTCAATACGCTTTAACTGGAGTGACGAGTTCGGGAGCGGGAAATGTTATATTAACAGCTTCTGCCGCCGCTGATATGGTGGGTAATGGAATTAAAGTAATTTCAGGCACCAATTTTACTGTTTCTTGGTTTGAAATAACATCAGTTGTTGTCGGAGTTAGCATTACTTGCTCAACTAACGCCGCAGGAGCTTCTATTTCAATAGGTGTCGGAGCGACTGGAGTAATGAATGTCGGCGGAGCTATATCTTTAGGAACGAGCGGAGCAAGCGGAGATGATGATGTGTTTGAGGCGTCTGCTGTTGGCAATACTTTTTATGTCAAATCAGGAAGTTATACTTTAGGCGAAGCAGTTTCTATTTCTCTTACTGCTTCAGGAGCAAATCCAAGTAAGGTTTATGGCTACCAAACTACCAGAGGCGATAATCCCACTGGAGCGAATAGACCGATATTTATTTGCGGGGCAAATGCTTTTACCAGCGCGGCAGGCTGGTATTGGAAGAATTTAAGATTTAGCGGAACAGCATCTAATGGATTAAGTATAGCTAATGGAGAGATTTTAGCAGTTAATGTTAAATCAACTAATACTTCCACTACTGCCAGCAGAAGTGCTATCAGTGGTCCTGGCGGAGATAGTATGGCTTTTAATTGTGAAGCAATATCTTATAGAGGTAGCGGCTTTGGAGGTTCGGGCAGATATTCTATCGTTGGTTGTTATATTCACGATTGTAATATGGGCATACAAGACACTGGAGTAGTAATGGCAATAATTGATTTTAATATCATTGAAAGTTGTGTAACGGCGGCAATTAGGTTTTCAGGAGTTAAAGTAAATCTTGCAATGGTTAAAAACAATACTCTTTATGGCAGTGAAAATACAACAGGGATAGGTATTGATATTACAAGTGCAGGTGCGGTTAATTTTAGAGTATTAAATAACATTATTTATGGTTTTGCAACTGGCGTATCCCATATAGACGCCAACACCGAAGGTTTTGACGATTATAATGATTATTTCAATAATGATAACGATGTCAATGCCGCCGCCAACTGGCAAAAAGGTTCTAATGACGCGGCTATTGATCCTGCGTTTGCGAGCGTAACTCAATTAACAGGAACTACTGCCACAACTTCGGGTTCTGTTTTGACTCAATCTGGCGGTGATTTTAGTTCAGTTGTAGATGGCAGGGATTTTCTATATCTGGTTTCAGGGACAGGTATTACCGCTGGGATTTACGGCATCACTGCCCATACTGCCACCACAATTACGCTTGACATAGCCCCTGGCACAGATGCCACAGCCGATAAGGTCTGGCAGATAACCATAGGGCGGAATTTTGCTATTACAGGAGCGATATAATTTATGACATTAGCATTCCCAGGACAATTTCAAGGTGGATATACGACAGGATATTTAAGTATTGGAGCCGTTCAGAAACAGGTAACTTCAGCAGGCTTTCCAGGGACTTTTCAGGGTGGATATACGATAGGGTATTTGAATATCGGAGCGGTGCAGAAAGAAGTGGTAAGCGGAACATCCATTAAAGACATCATAGGCGGAGGGTTTATTATTTTTCCCCGCTGATTGCGCCAACTAAAAAATAATGTTATAATGCATTTATGATTATTTTTCCTTTCAGTAAAAAATTAGACAAAGGCACTCACGATATTGCGGCGGTGGGGAACATTCTGGCCGATGATTCTCCTTTGCTGGTGGTTAAAATAGAACTCTCGTCTTCTTTACCTATTTTGGTTAAGATTATTTCCACTAAGGAATCTAACTTAAACGGAGAAGACATATCGGAAATGACGGCCAATTCTCGCATCAGTCGTCCCGTGCCTCCGATGACTTTCAAGATTCTATCCGAGCCGGAAATTTTAAATGAAACCAATGATGAGGGAATGCCTCTAATTACTCTTATTAAACAGGCGTATATTTCTTATCCTTATAATTGCGTTGATGAAAAAGACGGAATTAAATTAGACCCTTCTTATTTTTTGATTGTCAGAATCATTACCCAAGAAAAAACGATTGTCGCCGGGAATATAGTTTTCCATAAACAATCAATGAATTTTTACGAATGAGAATAATCGGAATGATGGTGGTGGGGAAAGGCGAAGGCGATAGATGGCTGGCGCGAGTATTGGAGCAAAGAAAAGAATTGGTTGATGATATGATACTGTGCTTAAATAATGTTGATAAGAAGACAGAAAGGATTGCAAAACAAAGTGGTTATTGGATATATTCCGACGATCGGGAATGGGGCAGAGAACAGCCCAACATTAAAAAGGACTTGCTGGACAGAGCAGCCAAGTTGAGACCCGATTGGATACTGCCTTCGGATGCCGATGAATTATACGATAAATACTTTACCCGTCAAGAAGCTGAAAAATTAGCCCAACGCAATGTGCCCGGATATTATTTCGCAATTATCAATTTATGGGATGACGAACAGCATTACCGCCACGACCTTTCTTTTTGGAATGTGCGGTTTTTTAATTTCAAAATCGCCCAAAGAGAGGGACTTTACTTTGAACGGAAACGATTGCATTGCGGATTAGCTCCCCCGTTTATCTACAAATACGGACATTACGCGCCATTTCTGCTGAAACATTACGGATTGATGAAGCCCGAAGACCGGCAGAAAAAAATAGAAAGATACGAAAAATACGACCCTAAAGCGATATTTAAGGATAGAAGTTATTACGAAGCGTTAAAAAATAATAAATCCGTGCATTTATTCAATGAAGATAATATGCACGGAAAAATAGCGGATGATTCAAAAAAACATTATTCACCCCGATTTCGTTAAATATCAAAACAAACAACCCAAAGCGGTTAAAGCATTCGTGTATTATCGGCAGTTAAAAACAGGCCAAGTTCACGATATGCCGTATCACGATTGGATAGATATTCAAAAAAATCCCAAAAGACGGGAACAGTTTGAATATATTCGGTTGGTTGATTTGGAAGCGATGGAAGCCCCGCAAGAGGTTATAGCCGGCGTGCCGGTGAAAGAAGACCCGTTTGAATGCCCTTTATGCGGATTTATCGCCAAAGGCGAAAGTGAATTAAAAGGGCATAAAATCAAAATACACGGGTGAAAATAGCTTTTATCGGAGAGTTTACAAAGTTATGGAATGAAGAAGGGATAGCCAGAAGTTTTGAAAAGCTGGGGATTGAGATTATTCGTTTCCCAGAGGAAGGATTTGACGCGAGAACGGCGTTAAAAATAATCGCCGATGAGAAACCCGATATGGTTTTGACGGCAAAACTGCGGATAGACCACCGAGAGTTCTTTGTCAAAGAAATTAAGAAAATGAGGATTCCGACGGTTAGCTGGACATTTGATTTGTATTTCGGGCACAGACGAGAATCAAAGATAGACGAGGATATTATCTTTAAAACTGATTTTGTCTTCGGCCCCGATGGGGGAAACATTCAAAGATTCAGAGACAAAGGCATTAACTATCATCTTCTGCGACAAGGAATTTATGACGAGTATTGTTATAAAGGAAAATGGGTCAAAGATTTCAGTTCCGATGTAGCCTATGTCGGGGGAATGCAATACGGGCATAGAGAGGTGATGTGCAAATATCTTCAAAAATATGATTTTAAACGGTATGGGAAATTGGCGACTGACCATATTCGGGGAGACCCGTTGAATGATTTATACGCTTCCGCAAGCATTATTATTGGAGATTCGTTTCCTTCTCCGAGATACTGGTCAAACAGATTTTATGAAACTTTGGGACGCGGCGGATTTCTTATATTCACCGACATAGAAGGATTAAACGAAGAATACGAACCTTATAAACATTTTATTCCTTTCAAATTTTATGGGTTTCAATCGTTAAGCGAAAAGATAGAATACTTCCTAAACCGTCCCGAAGAGCGGCGTAAGATAAGTAACGAAGCGATGGCCTACACGAAAGAACATCACACTCTTTTGAATCGCTGTCGGCAGTTTTTAGAAATTATAAAATGAACATTCTTTACATTGGAAATTTTGGCAGTCCGGCGGCGGAATACGTCGCTAAAAGTTTTGAGGAGCTGGGGCATTACGTGAAACGGCGGCACGAAGACTTTACGACTGTTGATTGGGTGCTTGATAATCTGAAAGGATATGATTTCGTTTTATGCGAAGAAGCGCGGATGAAAGGAGATTACGCGTATGGAAATTGGGAGAAAAAACAGCTTGACCGCGTAGGCGGAAGATTTAAAGAGGTGATGGACAAAATTCTTGTGGTGCCGTGGCTGACTAATTTAATTCAAGCCATACCGGAAAGAAAACATTTGATTGATGAAAATCCCATATTCAAAGCGCCGAGAGTCTTTACCACCGACGGCGGGCTGAAAGGGAATAACATTGAATGTTTAAGGCAGGGGATTTACCAAAAAGAAGCGTTAATGACGAATAGCGGCGGGCTTAATAAATTCAATGTCGGATTTGTGGGAGAAAATAACCAGAGATTTTGGCCGTATCGGGGGGAACTGATAGGATTTCTGCAGGGAGCGTTTAAAGATGATTTTCGGTGGGTGGGGCCGGGATCGGCCAACGGGATATTTACCGGACTTGAATTAAACGGTTTTTGCGCTTCAATAAAGATTATGATAGGCGACTCCGTATATTCGCCTGATTACTGGTCTAACCGAGTTTATGAGATGATTGGTCGGGGCGCTTTCTTGATTATGCCGAACATTCCCGGACTGGAAAAAGAATTTATCCCGTTTAAACATTACGCGCCGTATGAATTTAATAATTTTAATGATTTAACGGATAAAATTTCATATTACTTGACTCACGCGGAAGAACGAGAGTTTATCAGGAAAGAAGGATTTAAGTTTTGTAAAGAAAATTATACTTATAAACACAGGATACAAGTCATATTAGATTATGTTCAAGAATCAAGAAACGCAAAATCCTAAAGATATTGATCCGATACGAGAATGGTGTATGAAACGAGTTAAAAGTTCCGATGTGTTTATTGATTGCGGAGCGCATATCGGGAGAGCTTCCCTTCCCGTGATTATTGAGAAAAAGCCAAAGTTTTCCATTTTGATTGAAGCCACGCCCGCTTCCGCGAAGATATTACAAGATAACAGTCGGGATATAAAAGAGTCTTATGTGATTATCAATAAAGCGGCTTACAGCGAGAAAAGAAATGTAACTTTTACCGTGCCGGCCGATTCTCACATTCAGGCGTCGTTATACGACAGATTCTCGCCCAATAAAGAATCGGTGGAAAAAATTGAAATGGAAACGATAACGATTGACGATATTCTTGACGAATATGAAATAAAGGGCGATATAGTTATGAAATTGGACGTTGAATTAAGCGAGTGGTTCGTGTGGAAAGGAATGAAAAGGCATTTAAGACAATTCAGGGATATTTGTATGGAATTTATGCCGACTATTATGCAAGCGGACGCGGGAGTAAACCCTTATGAATTTATAGACGATATACGGATAAGCGGATATGACGTGCTGAATCTTGACGGGAGTATTCCGAATGGCCGAGATATTTTTAATCCCAAAGGAAGCAAAATTGATTTATATTTAAAAAGACAAATATGATAATGCAAATATGGGAAGCGGCCGATAAGGCGACTATTCTGAAAGTAAAACAAAATAAGGGATTGCCGGTTGACGGGCAACTTTCAGAATACGCTAAAGACATTAAACGAGTGCCGAAAGAATTATTTGATAATCTCTATCGGATAAATCTGTTTATGTTTGAAATGGAAGATGTTATCAGTAAAGCGTTTGAATTGAAGAATTACGAAATGGCCGGACACCTTTACTATGTTTTGCGGGGATTGACCCACGAACGCACCAAAGCCAAACACACTATCGCCAAAATATGCAATGAACCATTGGAAGTGAAACAATACGGGGAATATGGATATTAACATTTATGTTCTGGGTTGCGTTAAATACGCTCATTTATTCGGAGAATTTGCCGAGCGGTTTCAGAAGCATTGGGGCGCGCCGTTTTTCGCTTATATTTCCAACACGGACATAGACCACTGGAGCAATGGAGTGATAGATTTTTTAAATTCCATTCAAGACGAATACTTTATTTTGCTTCACGAAGATTTTTATCTAACCGAACCGCCGAACTTGGAATTGATAAGAGAATTGGTTAAATTGGCGAAAGAGAAAAGAGCGGACAGAGTATCTTTAATGGGCAATCATAGTCCTTATCGCACTCTTCCAACGGAAGGATTTTACAAGTATCTTCCCGATATGCCTTATCAGTTATCATTTGAAGCGTCCATTCAAAAAAGGGAATTTCTTTTAAAACATTTAAAACCGAATGAAAATCCGTGGGACGCCGAAAGAAACAGAATCAAAGAAAAAGTGAACGGAAATATATATGCTTCCGAGAAACCCTGCGTATTTTACGGGGATAAATTGCGGGGAGGAAAAATCCAAGATGAAATTATCAATCCCAATATATGAGATATCCCAATGTCGCGCGCAATCCTAATACGCCAGAACTGATGAATAAAGGATTAAAGGAAGAAGAACACGTGCGAAAACTGAATTATCAGGATTTAGACAGATTTAATAAATTAACGCGGTATTACACTGATGGAGATTTATTGGATGCGGGATGTTTAAATTCGCCGATTTGCGCCGAATTAAAGGCGAAGTTTCCAAAATATAACTTTTACGGTTTAGATCACGCTTGCGATGTAATCAATCATTTTCAGAAACTTTGTCCCAAAGTGATTTATGTTTGTTCCGATTGTTATCAAATGCCGTTTAAAGATGAGTTTTTCCAATATGTGGTGGCTTCCGAAATTCTTGAACATCTTGACGAGCCAAATAAACTTATTGATGAGATATTCAGAGTATTGAAACCGGAAGGAATTATGGCATTTTCCGTTCCTTTGAATGAATTTGGAAAACAACAAGGCGGGGAATTGCACGTTAATTGGTTTCAATCAGATGAAATTAAACGGATGTTTCCCGAATTTTCAAAGGTTGAGCTTGAGGAATACGATTGCGGAGCGGCGGTTAAATTCATAATAGGGTGGGTGAAAAAATGAAAATTTGTTACTTATCAACCCCGGGCTGGCAATGGCAACTGGTTCCCGAACTGGAGAAGTTGGGACATCAAGTTTCTCCCGATTGCGATGAAACCACCGATTTAATTTTCACGCGTTCGGTGATTATGATGAATCAGGCGTGGAAAGCTCATAAGATGTTCCCTAAAATTCCCGTTATAGAGTATGTGTGGGATGTTTATTCTTGGGCTTTGAAAAATCCAAGACCGAATGAATACGATTATGAAAGTTACAAGAAGCTCTGCGAGGAAAGTTTGGAAGTATGGGTGCCTTCAAGAGCGGTTCAGAAAATGTTGGAAGACCACTGGAATATGAAAAGCCGAGTGATGAAATGCTTTTTTCCGACTAAGCCGTTTGATAAAGTCGGAGACAAAGGATACGCGTTTCAGGCGTTAAGAATCAATCCCGACATTCATATGGATTGGTTTCAGAGAGCGGCGAAAGAAATAGGCATTCCTTACGCTTTGACCGATCCGAACTTCCCGATGACTGAAGAAGATTTCAGGGAAACGTTGGCCAACGCGAGGTTTCTCGTATCGGCGATTTATGAAATGTCCACCGGGGGAATGTTTTTATTTGAAGGGGCGATGTTTGAAAAACCGATTTTAGCTTCCAATTCTCCGTATATGGGCGCAGTGGATTATCTGGGAGACTCCATCGCTTATTTTCAGTGGGACGACTTTGAGGATTTGAAAGACAAAATGCTTAAAATGCATAAAGGGGAATTAAAAACCGATACCAAAAGAGCCAAAGAGCTGGTAATGGCGATGACTCCCGATAAACACGCTTTGGAGATACATAACAGATTAAAAGAATTATGCCTATAATTTTTCATCAAAATCCGGTGGATTGGTATGTGGAAAAGTTAAAGAATAATGAGTATTTTTCTTTCTCTGGGTTTTCCGACGCCGAATGGTTGGCAATGGAAAAATCAAGAATAGGCAATGACAACCGAACGGGCGGAGGACAACTTTATACCGAGATAATCGGCGATAACCTTTTAAAAGCGTTAAAATTTTCCGCTCCGAATTATTATAAAGCCGCTCCTTTGTGTATGTATGATGAGGATTGGGTTTATGGAGCAAGGCGAATGGTTAAATTATTGATTCAAAACAAAGTGCCTGAAAAAGATTGGGTATTTTACGAAAGAGATATGGTAACCGATGATTTGGCTCGTTTAAAAGGAATTGGCGCGTGGATTAAGCAATTAAGAAAGATGGACACGGTATTTATCAGCAATAAATTCGTTAAAAATATCAAGTATTTTATGCCTTACAAGCATTTCGTGGAAATTCCCAAGTTAGATGTCTATGAGGAAGAGGATTGGCTTAATAAATACTCTCAAAAGGTGTTGGATTACGGCCGGCCGGCGGCGTATATTTTTTCCGCTGGGTTTGCCGCCGCGCCTTTAATCGCCAATCTTCACGGGAAGATACCCAATTCTTGGTTTCTTGATTTAGGTTCCATCTGGGATTGCTTCACGGGGATAGGAGAACAGAGGGGCTGGAGGAGGGAACTTTATCAGGATTTAGACAAATGGCGGGAATGGCTGGAGACTGTTTTGGAAGGAATTGATTATGATAAAGTTGAAGCTGAACGAGTGAGAGAAGAAGGACGGAATCGGATTAAAATTAAAGGATTGGAAAATGGTTAAAACATACATTCCCAATACGGGATTTATCCGCAAGGAATTAGCGGTTTACGACGGTCAATTTCCCGAATTTCACCCTATCTATTTAAACCGCAGAAACATCGTCAAAGATTTTTTAAAAACCGATGGCGCGTATCTTTTAATGATTGACCACGATGTCGTCCCCGTGAAAGACCCGAGAGAACTGGCTGAATTGGATTTGGATGTTGTCGGTTGTCCGACGCCGCTTTTTACCAACGGACAGTTAAGATGGAATGTTTACAAAAAACCTTTCCCGGATATGGAATATGGAAGCATTAAGCGAATGGAAAAGGATTTGGAAGAAGTTGACGTGATAGGAACGGGCTGTATTTTAATCGCCCGCCGGGTTTTGGAACAGGTAAACGATTTCCACCCTGTTTTGAAAGATGATGATTTAAAATACGGAACTGATTTCGGATTTTGCCAAAAAGCTAAAGAAAAAGGTTTTAAAATTTGGGTGGCGTGGAATTATCCCTGCCGTCATTTTAAAACTGTGGATTTATATGAATTTAGGAATGATATGCCGGGGCGATAATTCGGGATTGGGAACTTTAAGCTGGGAATTTGCCAGACATCTGAAACCCCAAAAAGCACTTTTAGTGGAAAATGGAGTATTTCAGGTATTCCCCGAAAGATATAAAGATTTTGAAGTAACCCGGCCGCAATTTAAAATAAATTATGATTGGTTGAATGGATTGGACGTTCTTTTCACCGTAGAAACGTTTTATGATTGGACATTAGTCAAAGAAGCCAGAGCAAGGGGAATTAAGACTGTTTTAATGACAATGGTTGAAATGACTTTAGACCCTCTGCCTTACATACCCGATGTTTTGCTCTGCCCTTCTAAACTTGATTACGAAACGTTTAAAGATTTTGGCGCGGAGGTTGTTTATTTGCCGATACCTTTGGCTGAAGACAGATTGATTTGGAAAGAAAGGAAAGAAGTTAAAACTTTAATTCATTCCGGTTCGCACTCGGGAATGGGCGGGAGAAAAGGCACGCAACTGCTTTTAGACGCCCTGAAGCATACCCGAAGCGATTTTAAATTGATTATTTATTCGTGGAAACAGTTTCAAGCCAACGATCCGAGAGTGGAAGTCCAGCAGGTGAATTTCAAAAACTACTGGCAATTATGGAGAGAGGGCGATGTTTTGGTTTATCCGCAAGGGGCGAACGGGATTTGTTTGCCTATCGTGGAAGCGATGGTTTCCGGTTTGGGAGTGATTACCACCGACATATTTCCTTTTAACGAATATATGCCCAAAGAACTTTTATTCAAACCTTCGGGATTTAGAAAAATAAGAATGGGAGCAAAATTAAGAGAAGTGGAAGACCCGATTTTAGACCCCAAGATTTTAGCCGAAAAGATTGACGAGGTGGTGAATAAAAATGACTTGCGGGAAGTTTCCAGTTATGGTAAAATATACGGAGAAAAACATTCTTGGGAAAAATTATTACCCGATTATTTAAAAGTTTTATGATAACGCGAAAAACTTGCCGCGTTTGCGGAGAAAAATTAAAGACCCTGTTCTCATTGGGAAACTTATGCGTTTCCACTTTCGTCAAAGAGCTGAAAAAATGCGTCAAAGCGCCGTTGGAAATGACTCAATGCCAAAATAAAGATTGCGGGCTTGTCCAGTTGAGGCACACGGCGGATTATGACTTGATGTATTCCAAACATTACTGGTATCGGAGCGGGCTGAATAAAGTAATTACGGATGATTTAAAAAGCATCGTCAAAGATATTAAAAAAAGAAAAGCCGTTTGGATTGATGTCGGGGCGAACGACGGCGCGCTTTTATCTTTCGTCAGAGGATTTAAGCGGATTGGCGTTGAGCCGGCGACCAATCTGACTAAAGAACTTAAAAAGCATTGCGAAAAAGTATTCGTGAAATTCTGGGAAGAGGTGAAAACCGACAAAGCCGATGTAATCACGGCCATCGGTATGTTTTACGACAGTAAAAATCCAAACGGTTTTATCTCTAATGTTAAAAATCACTTAAAAGACGACGGGGTTTTCATTGCTCAACTGATGACCGCCAAGCAAATGGTTGAAATGAACGACATCGGGAACATCTGCGCCGAACATCTTGAGTATTACGATTACAAGTCTCTCGTTTATCTTTACGAAAAAAACGGACTGGAAATTTACAAAGTAAAAGAGAATAAAATCAACGGCGGGAGTTATCGGCTTTACGCGCGACATTATCAGAAAGGGAGCGTGCGTCATAAAGAACCGAAAGTTGATTGGAAAAAATTTGTCGGCGCGATGAAAAAAAACAAGGCCGACGCGATGAAATTCATCAAAGGAAAAAATGTTTGTATTTATGGAGCTTCAACCAAAGGCAATACCATCGCCCAATACTACGGAATGAACTCAAAAAACATTGTTTGCGCCATAGACAAAAGCAAAGAGAAATGGGGAAAATATATGGTCGGGTCAAATATCCCCATTTTACCGGAAGAAAATCTGTCAATGTTTAAATATGCTTTTGTTATGCCTTACGGATTTATAAACCTATTCAAGGAACGGGAAAAAAAATGGCTCGCTCAAGGCGGGAAGTTTCTTACGCCGTTTCCTGAATTTAAACAAATAGGAAACACGAAGCGAGTGTAGCTCCCAGAGATATATCTGGGAAATTCACCTATAAATGTTTTCCTCAAACCGCTAATGTCTAAAACGGCTTTTATTACCGGCATTGGCGGGCAATAGTAAGACGGTTCTTTTTTGACCGAACTATTGCTCTCTAAAGGATATGAAGTTCACGGATTAGTCCGCCGTGTTTCTTCGGGATACCATAATTTGCGGAACATAATCCATTTAGTCCGCGATGAAAATATCTACCGAAAGAAATTATTTTTGCATTCCGGTGATTTGGGAGACGCTTCTTCGCTTCAAAGAATTATCAAAGAAGTCCAGCCGGATGAAGTTTATAATCTGGCGGCGCAAGCCGATGTGATGGAGAGTTTTTTAATGCCTGAATACTCCATAGAAACGAACGGCACGGCGGTTATCCGTTTATTGGAAATTATTAAACGAGAGAAACCCAACGCGAGATTTTATCAAGCATCCACTTCGGAATTATTCGGGAAAGTTGAAGAAACTCCCCAGAATGAGAACACAAGATTTAATCCGCAGAGTCCTTATGCCATAGGCAAGTATGTCGGCTTTCAAGCGGTTAAAAAATACAGAGAAATGCACGGGCTATTCGCTTGCAACGGGATACTTTTCAATCACGCTTCGGAACGGAGAGGCGATGATTATTTAGACCGCAAAGTTACTAAGGCTGCGGCGAGAATTAAACTGGGGCTTCAGAAAGAACTGCGACTGGGAAATTTAGAAGCCAAAAGGGACTGGGGTTACGCCAAAGAATACGCGGAGGCAATGTGGGCAATGCTTCAAAAAGACAAACCCGATGACTATGTGATAGGCACGGGTGAAACTCACACGGTTGAAGAATGGGTCAATGAGGCGTTTAATCTGGTTGATTTAAACTGGAAAGATTACGTGATTTCCGACCCTTCTTTATATCGTCCCGCCGAAGTGGATATTTTAAGAGCTGATAACGCTAAAGCCCGCCAAGAATTAAATTTTGAGCCAAAAACGCGATTTAAAGAGTTAATCGCCATAATGGTTCAACACGATTTAGATGAACAAAGAAAACTTGCTAATCTTTCTTGATAACGAGATAATCAAACACGAACAGATTATCGTTGGAACGGAAGCATTATGCCGATATATGCAAAGTGAAACGATTTTAAACCCGAAAGATGAAGTCAGAAAACAACACTTGGAAAGTTTGAAGAAAAAAGACTTTGTGATAAAATATCTAAAACATTTAAGACAATTAAGAGAGGAGGTGTCCGATGGAAGATACGAAGTATGACCTTATCAGAGTCTTGATTGAAGTGCCGGTCGGTATGCGGGACAAACAGGAAATTATTAAAGCTCTTTATATGCGATTAGCACATTTTTGCGGATATATGGAGATAGTTTACGACCATAAATACTGGTCAGATTAGCACATTTTTAAGGAGTTAATTTCTAAAAGAGCCGCCCGTCTCCTAATACGGGCTTTCTATAAAATTTATGAAATACGAAATAGCCAAACCCGATTTAACGGGCAATGAAAAAAAATATATTTTAGAAGCGATTGAGAAAAATGAAGTCTCTTGGCACGGAAAATTTTGCGATTTGTTTGAAGAAGGTTTCGCTGAACGGCACGGTCGGAAATACGGAGTGGGGACGACTTCAGGAACGACCGCGTTAGCTTTGGCGGTAGCCGCTTTAAGCATCGGCGAAGGTGATGAGGTAATTGTGCCGGAATTCACTATGGTCGCCACCGCTTGGGCGGTTACTTACAACAAAGCTACTCCGGTATTCGTGGATTGCGATGACAATCTCTTAATTGATGTGGATAAGATTGAAGCGAAAATCACCAAAAAAACAAAAGCCATCATACCCGTTCATATATTCGGCAGAATAGCCAATATGGACGCGATTATGAAAATCGCCGCTAAATACAACTTGCGGGTCATAGAAGACGCCGCGCTGGCTCACGGGCATAAGCCGAGCGGAGACATAGCCTGTTACGCTTTCTTTGCCAATAAGATTTTAACTTCAGGGGAAGGAGGGATTTGTATTACCGATAATCCATATTTGGAAGAACGATTGCGATATTTGAAAAATATGGCTTTTGACCTCAATCATACTTTTCTGCATAAAGAATTGGGATTTAATTATCGGCTGACTAACTTCCAAGCCGCCATACTTTGCGCGCAACTGGAACGGCTTGACGAATTCCTTGCCAAAAGAGCGCGGATTGAAGAATGGTATGACGAAGCGTTTAAAGACATTAAACAAGTAACCATAATGCCTAAAAGAAAAATGCTCTGGGTGTATGATATTTTAGTTCCCGAAGAACATAAAGATGATTTAATGGTTTACTTGAAAAAGAACGAAATTGACACTCGCCATTATTTTAAACCGATGAGTATGCAACCGATGTATTACAATGGAGTTCACCCGGCGGGAGTGGAAAAAGAATACGAAAAATTAAACGCGCATAAATTTTCAAAACGGGGATTTTATTTGCCTACCTATACTTCTTTAATTAAAGAAGATATTCAACACATCGCGGGGAAAGTTGCGGATTTCTTTGCAGCCGCTGACCGCAACCGCTAACCACCTTTAATGTGTTGGAGGGAAGTTGGCGGTTGCAAAGAGATATTGAAAATGTTATAATGCGTTCAACAACACCGCAAATTTGGTATTCAGCGATTCAACCAACAAATTAGGCATAGTTGAAGACATAGATTTTTTAGTTAATACGAACTCCACTTCTTATCCCACCGCTCAAAAAACCCGTAATATCAATGAGTGGTATAACCGCGTTATCGGGTGGATTTTAGAAGCGCAGGATGATTGGCAATGGGACGACACCAATCAGACTGATTTGCCCATAGGAACAATCAATCTGGTCGCTTCCCAGCAAGATTATCCCGAACCGACTTCTCTCACTATCACTCGCGTGGAATGCAAGGATTCCGCGGGGGATTGGATTTTACTCAAGCCTTTAGACCAAAAGGATGTTTCTATCGCACTCGGAGAATTTTTTGAAACCGCCTCTACTCCGATTTATTACGATAAATTAGCCAATTCTATTTTTCTTTACCCCGCGCCCAGTTATGCTTCAACCAACGGCTTGAAAGTGTATTTCCTGCGCGAGCCGGATTACTTCACGGCCAACGACACCACGCAAGAGCCGGGATTTCCTTCAACCTTTCATCGCCTCCTCTCTCTGGGCGCGGCTTACGATTACGCTTTGGCTAAAGGACTTCCCGTAATGAATCACCTCCAAGCGCAGATTACGGATTTGCAAAAAGGATTGATAAGTTTTTACGGTAAAAAGTCCCGCGATAAACGGGTGAGATTTAACATTATCCCGGAGGATTATTCATAATGGCTTACACCAATCAAACTAAAAACACCGCCAGTTATTCTAATCAAACAAGAAATGTTGCTTTTGACGATATTTTGATGGAAAGCGGAGACGCGATTTTAATGGAGAGTGGAGACAAAATCAGAATGGAAACTTTAACCGGTTATTCCAACCAATCAAAAAACACCGCCAGTTATTCTAATCAAGCGCGCAATACATAATGGCTGATACAAGCATATACAATTTGACGGCTTCGGGAGCGATAGCAGACGGAGATTTAATTCCTGTCGTGGATATAAGCGACACGACTCAAAGCGCTAACGGCTCAACTCGCAAGATTACAAAAGCCAACCTGACAACGGATTTAGCGCCAAAAGCCTCTCCGACTTTTACGGGAACGGTAACTGTGCCAGTCGGACTGACCGGTGTTTTACGAGCGGATACCGGCGTTGTATCAGTGGACTCCGATGTTACTGATATTGTGGCGGCCGCTTCTTTGACTGCGGCCGGTAAAGTGGAGCTTGCCACCACTGCCGAGATAGACACAGGCACGGATACTGGGCGAGCCATACCGATTGACCAGTTTGTCGCTTCGGCGAGGAATGTCCGCTATATTCTTTTTAGAGTTATCGCCAAAGCAACCGACTGGGACGCTGACGCAACTGCGGCGGTAGGCGGTGATTTAGTCATACCTTTCACTGGCACGATTGTAGATATAGAAGCCGATGTGGACACCGCAGGCACGACTGGCACGGCTATCGTGGATGTCAATCTAAATGGCTCAACGATAATGACAACCAATAAATTGAAATGGGACTCTACTGAAAAAAGCACAAGAGATTATTCAGGAACAGCCCCCGGATTGACTACGACAGCGGTAACGGCTGGGGGAATAATCACGGTGGATATTGATACGAATCACACCACAAAATCCAAAGGATTGACTTTATTTTTAGCAATCAGACTTACTTAATATGGCGCGAACTGCTAAAACTTTAACAGCAAACGGGGATGCTCAAATAGACACCGCTCAAAGTAAATTTGGCGGGGCTTCGGGATTGTTTGACGGAACAGGAGATTATGTGACTGGAGCGTTAGGTTCGGATGCTTTCGGAACAGGGGACTTCACGATAGATTTTTGGGTTAGACACAATTCCGCTTTTGTCAATTATGAAACTTGGTGGTCGCAAAGAGATGGCGGAACAGGATTTAACATAGGCACTAATGCTGACGCGGGATTTACTTTTTATTCAATAACCGAAGGGACTGTTTTCACCGTAGCCAGTCTTTTTTCATTAAACACTTGGTATCATATCGCAGTAACAAGAAGCGGGACTACGCTAAGAGGATTCGTTGATGGCGTGAAAAAAGCCGAAGTTACCAACAGCACTAATTATAATCAGAGTAATTTTGGAATAGGAGACCACCCCACGCCAGCCGAACCATTAAATGGCTGGATTGACGAGTTCCGCGTTTCAAAAGGCATCGCTCGCTGGACAGCCAATTTTACTCCCGAGACTTCTGCTTACGCTTGCGATATTAATAATGATACATACACAGTCTTAATGGCTCATATGGACGGGACGGATGCTTCAACGACTTTCACTGATGATAATTCGGAGTGTTCTTTCATCCCTCAAATAATTATAATTTAAAATGCAAAAAATCTTACAACTTGGAGTTAAGGATTGGATTACGGGTGTCGGGATTGGCCGGCATATGGAAGGCGCGGGAATTTTTTATCAAAAGGAAGGTTGGAATCCGTATGTAAACCCAGCTTTATCTTCAAATGATTTCGGGCTTTTACAAACTGGTTCCGCGGCAACGCAGATAGGTTCAGCCGAGGCTGATGAAGTGGTTACCGCTTTTGTTCCGCGCAATAGCACTGAAATGTATGCTTTAGGGACATCGGGAGATATTTATTCCATAGCTCTTTCAAACGACGCGGTTACGGTTAAAAGCAATCGGGGAGTTAATATCCAAAACGGGTTCTTTTCCAAAGGCGGAGGGACGGAATACTTTTACTATTTTCAAGAAACGCAGATAGGCCGATATGATTTAGCGTCAACTTATACCGATGCTTTTTGGACGGCATTAACTTCCACCACAATCAGACCCGTGCATTATTGGGCGCAAACTTTTTGGTTCGGGAATGTGTCTACGGTGGGAAAACTTGTGCCAGCTTCACTCCCGGGCACAGGAGCATTGGGAGCGGCTAATTTGAATGTTTTGGATTTTGACCCCGAATATACCGTTAAATGTTTATCTGATGATGATTATCATCTGGTGGTCGGCGTTTCAACCCAGACCGCCTCCCAGACGTTAGGCGGGACGACCAAAGTAGTTTTCTGGGATGGATTTTCTCCTTCTTGGAATAAAGAATGGTTTATTCCCGAACCGAGCATTCAAGCGATTCAAAGAGTGGGGAATATATTTTATGCCATTTGTAGCAACACCCTGTATGCTTTTAATTTTTCTACTTCGCCCGTAAAAATTTTAGACCTTGATTCAAATCATACGGTTAATGTCAATGGGTATAACGCTATAACGCAAGTCGGGGACGCGGTGATGTGGGGAGCGAAAGACATCAATATGTATGGAAGATTAAACTCGCGGATTCCAAAAGCATATTCCCAACCATTAAGTTTTGCTTTGCGGGCGACAACAATTAACGCACTTAATTCTAATGCTTCATACGGAAAAATTTACATCGCGGGCAATGATTCAAAAACATATACGGCCAGTTTATTATCGGGTGGGAATGTGAATGATTTAAACAATGCGATTACCCACTGGATAGATTTAAAAGACGTTTATCAAATTACCGGCATTAGAATAAATTTCGGGACGCGGCTTGCGTCAGGAGATGATATGACGATTACCGTAGAAGGATATGACGGCACAAGCGCTTTCACTCAAAATATCAATCCGACTTTTACCGGATTAGGCGCCGTGCCCAGAGCGTTTTTCCCGCTTGAATTAAGAGGACACGAAGTGCGATTTACTTTTTCAGTTTCCGGCATAGCGGGCAATGTAAAAATCAAAGATGTAATTCTTTATGGAACAAAAACAAACGAGTTATAAAACAGAATATCAGGAACCGAAATTTGAAGAAATTAAACAAACCGATTTCAGAGATTTAGTCGGACTTATTCCGACAGTATCAGCGGTTCCAACTTGGACACCCAGAAAATTCAGCGAACAATTCGCGATTTATACTTCCGGCGCGACTTATCGCTTTTATTGGTATGACAGAGATAATGGCGCGTGGCGATATTCCACTGGAACATAATAAACGTTAAAATAAACATATGGCAGAAATACTTCCAATCAACCGAGAAGGCGGCGGACAGACTCAACTCCAAGAAAAAAATGGAGCAGTTCCCGCAGTTCCTCAACCAACTTATCCGGCCATCAACATTCCCGATGTCATCACGCCGGACTTTTTCAACCGGCCTCCTTCGGCCGACAGGCAAAGAATAGAAAATGAACTCCAGCAAAGACGGCAGGAATATCTGACTTCATTCCAACAGACCGCGCGGGAGCAACAGCTTCAACAGGAATCAATAGATTTAGAAACCGAACTGTCAAACCTTCGCCAAAGCGAGCAGAAAGGACTTTTAAACATTGAACAGCAAAGAATCGCTATGCCTCTTATCACCGGTCAGCAATCTGCTTTACAAAGACAAGCCCAACTGGAACGGGGAGATGTTTTGGCTCAACTGGAAAGCAAACAAAAAGCGTTAGGTTTTGAATTCGCCAAACGGGAAGGAATAATGGCTAAAGCAAAAGCGGTTCTTGGATTCGCTGAAACAGACCTTGACCGGATACAAAAGATTGAAGAAAACCAACAGAGAATAAATCAAAGTATTTTGGATTATTCTTTAAAACTATCGGATAATGCCCGACAAGTATTCGGGACGATTTTACAACAATTTGACGGAATGGGTTGGGATCAATTAAGCCCTTCAGCTCAAACGCAACTGGCGCAGACCGCGATGCAAGCCGGCGTGCCGACGCAAGTATTGGCTGAAGCAATGAATGCCCAAAAAGACCAAAAAGACATTGAATTGAAAAAACAAGAATTGGAGTTTGAAAAAATACGGGGGGATATTAAACAACAGCAATTTTCTCAAGACTTAGCTCAAAAGAAATTTGAAGAAGATAAAAGACAGTTTGGGGTGAACTATGCTTTAAAGAAACAAGAAATGGAGAAAGAAGATACCTATAAACCGCCGGTCAGTTATCAAGAATGGGAACTTGCGGGCAAACCTGGAACTTACGCTAATTGGCTTAAAGAACAAAATATAAAAGCTCCCACACAAGCCCAACAAACTGTGTCAGAGTATGCCGCAAGAATAGAACAGGCAAACCCGATGATTGAATCATTGCAGGATTCTATTAAAAATATGAATTATATTTCGTTTGCCGCGCAACTTAAACTTCCTTCAGCATTTCAAAGCACTGACATTCAGCAATATATGCAAGCCGCGAGAAACTTTATCAACGCGAAACTCCGCCGAGAATCCGGCGCAGTTATCGCCAATTCGGAGTTTGTTGAAGCAAGACAGCAATATCTTCCGCAAGCGGGAGATTCTGATGAAGTTTTAGCAAGCAAAAAAGCCAATAGAGACCTTGTGTATTCAGCATTAAGAAAAGCGTCTGGCAACGCATATCAATCTGTTGATGAACTATTAAATGAAACTGGGGGCAAAATAATTCTTGAAGGTGCGACTTCAAGCGGAATGAAATATAAAGTCATAGAATAATATGTCTATAATTCAATTTGAAAATGGCGTAAAAGTGCAATTTGAAGGAACTCCCACCGAAAAAGACATTGAGGAGGTTTTTCAATCTATGCAAAAACAAGGGAAGTTAAGCGCAATAAAAACAGTAAACGAGAAACAATCTCAACCGCAAAAAGACTTGCTCTCAAAAGCCGCCGGAATCGGAGAAAAGATTTTAAGATTTACCGGAGGAAAAAACATCGCTGAAATTGGCGGTTCGCTTTTAGCCGGGCAATCTTTACCGCAAGCGTTAAGAACGCAAGGTGGAACTATTGGGAAAGGAATCGCCAAGACAGCTGGAGATGTGGGGGCTATTACTTCAACAATCGCTTCATTTGGAATGAAGGGTGCGGCCACTATTGTTGGCAAAGCAACACAATTTGGCGGACTTTCTGCTTTAGGCGCTGGGGCAAGAACAATGGCTGAAGGCGGAGGAATGAAAGAAACTGCCAAAAATGCTTTTTATGCTGGTTTAACTGGCGCGGCAATCGGAGGAACTATTGGAGTTATTGGCAAAGGACTAAAAACATTCGCTCAAAAAACACCGCAATCAACTTATAACAATGCACTAAGAGTTACTCAAAAAATAAAAATGGCAGGGAAATCACCATCAGACTTTTTAGTCAAAGAAGGAGTATGGGGTAATTTAGGCACTTTTCAAAAAACTGCCATAGAAGGAATCAAACAAGAAAACTCTATTATAAATAATGCATTAAAATCTGTGGAAGGAGGCGCGACTTACCCAGAAGTTAAAAGTGCCGCTCTTCAAAAACTTATGATAGGAGATTTGAGTAAATTATTCGGGAAAGACAAACTAATTGAAATGATAGATGAAGTTCCGCTTGCAAGTTTGAAAAATGCGCCGGCTCAACAATTAGATTGGATTGGATTAAATGAATCAAGAAGCGCTCTTGGCAGTTATATAGGCGATAGCAAATGGCTTTCAACTACACCGTCGGAAAAGGTAAAAGTAATGAGAGCTGTTTATGGTGCAATGGCTGATATGATTAAAAGAGTGAGTAAAACTGGGAATAATTTTGCGAGGGAGTCTCAATGGATAGAGACAAGTAAGGCGGTTAAGAGAGCTATCAGTATAGCCGATAGTAAATATGGGCTCGGATTATATGATTCAATCTTTGGCGTGGGAGGGGCTGTAACTGGAGCGTTGACTGGGGAAGGAGGTGCCGGAGAAAGAATAAAAAGAGCCGCTGTGGGTGGCACTGCTGGTATTGTTTTGGAACGAGGAATTACATCGCCAGCAATACGAACTGGGATAGCTCAAGCTATCTCTAAGATAAATAAAATCCCGACTGACACAGCTGGGAGAATTAGTAAAACGGCAGTGATAACACTGATAAATAACTTAATGGGGAGGAAATAGAAAGATTATGATATTTATAAATAAGGTTATAAATATCACTAAAATAATAGTTTCTACCATACCCTCTCTATACCACATCCCGTCTAAAAAAGCAATATGACTAATGAAACAAGAAAGAAAATGAGTGAATCAAAAAAAGGAAATACTAATTCCTTGGGATATAAGCATTCAGAAGAAGCGAGAAGGAAAATTGGTTTAGCAATGAGAGGACATCCTGCTTGGAATAAAGGTAAAAAACTTTCTAAAGAAACTAAACGAAAGATGAGTGAATGGCAAAAAGGAGAAAAACACTATAATTGGAAGGGAGGGATAACTCCAATAAATAAGAAAATAAGAAAATCTCTTGAATATAAACTATGGAGAAAAGCAGTTTTTGAAAGAGATAACTATACTTGCATTTGGTGCAATATGAGAAGCGGGAAAGGAGTAAAGATTATTTTACACGCTGACCACATAAAGCCATTCGCGCTATTTCCTGAGTTAAGATTTGCAATTGACAATGGGAGAACTCTTTGCATTGATTGTCATAAAACGACAGATACTTACCTTAGTAAAATTTTCAACTACAAAAAAGATGAGTTTCCACGAAATAGAATCAAAACACAGCCACGAAATGGAACAGCATAATCTCCTGCAAATCAAGGAGGAAATTATGCTTTTACGAGAGGATTTAAACGATTTCAAAGAAAAGAGCCAGCCGATGATAGACTGGTTTAACGGATTAAATTATTCAAGAAAACTTTTGATGTGGTTTTTGGGCATTTTAGCGGCCATCGGCTCATTGATACTGATGTATAAACAAATTTTCAAAGAATGATAAAACTCATCATCAAAATCATAGACGAATTGGAACGACTGCAATATAAGCTGGGCAAGAGGCAATTATTGAGAAGAATTAAAAGAGAATCCGAAACCAAAAGAAAAGAAGATTGGACGAAGTATTGGAAGCGATAATCATTTGTTTTTAAAGGGAGGTGGCATCGATCCCGTCTCTCTTTAAAAGCACTTTAACAATCAACCAAAAAGGAGGATTTATGCTAAAAGGTATTTGCATAAAAAAAAGAGTTCTGATAGCTGATCGCAAGCTAATCAATTGGTGTTTGAAATGTGAATGCTCTTGGCTTCGTTTCCAAGTCTGGCGGGTGGAAAGAAAAATGAGAAAGTTTGGCAGAGATAATGACATAGAAAGGAGGAATGAAAATGCAAGAAATTATAATGATGAGATGTTTATATTGCAAAAAGGTAAAAAAACATAGCGGCTGGATTGAGATAAACGAATATCAGAAACGACTAATTTTGCATTTATACAAAGTTCTTTGGCGAGACATATTCTGTCCAACTTGCCGAGATGATTTCATTAAAGGAGGTGATTTTGATGGAAAATAGATGTCCAAAATGCGGGGGGTTTCTTTACATTTGCACGACAATCAAAGAATTCGCTACGGGATTTTTCTATCAAGTTTCTTGCGTTAGTTGCGGTTCTAAATATGATTCTCTTACTCTTTTTAATAAGAAACTTAACAAAAATCCCCCTTCAGACGCTCCGCCTCCCAGACACAAATACGGTTATTGACTCGTCCGTCAGCGATGACTGCGGACTTGTCAGAAACTTGAAAGAGAAAGTTAAAATCATAACGGAACAAATTCACTTTGCCGTTAAATATGATTTTAAAACTTTCTCTTTTTCTTTTAAAAGTTATCCCCAATTTGATTGCTTTTTTACTCTTTTTATGCTATCATTTTAAAAATAGAAAATATGCTCAAAAACCCGCTTCCAAACGCAAAACTTGAAAAATGGCCGGAAGGGAATGTATTTCAATGGTACGGCGAAAACCCCCCCCTATATACTTTATATGCCGGAATCGCTTTCCATAATGGCATAGACATCGGCACTTACGACGGCGATTTGGTGGTAGCGGCGCACGACGGGAAGGTGGTTGAGGTTTACAACGCTCCTAAAGGATATGGTCATCATATCAGAGTTGTATCGGATAAGATTGACGATAAATATATTGAAACTATTTACGGACATTTGAGAGAAGATATGCTGGTAAAGGTCGGCGATAAAGTGAAAGGCGGTGAAACTTATTTGGGAATGGAAAGTAACTCCGGTTTCGTGGTGAGCAATTCCACTTCGTTCTGGGGAAACGCTCCAGCCGGTAAAGGAGTCCATCTTCATTTCGGAGTAAGGTATCTAACCGATGTTAAACCGAATACTTATCAAATAAGCTATTCATCGGGTTATTCGTTTTCGGTAATAAACAATATCGTGAATGGATACATTGACCCGATGAAATTATTAAATATGAAACTTAAACTTGTCAAGGAAAAAAACCGAAACGCCATTTATGCCGTTATCAATAGCCACTATTACTGGATTAGCGCGGAAGCAATGGGAGACTTGATCGGCGAAGAACTGGCCAGCTGGGCGGATGTTGTTGAAACAGACGCAAAGATTGAATTAGAAGGCGTAATTAAATAAACAAAAAAAGACGCAAAATATGAAAGAAATAATAGGAATAATTATGTTTACTATTTGTGTATTGTACGGAATAAGACAGGGACAGTTAAGAAGAACTCCTTTTAAGATTGATTATTGGGTGATGTGTGCTGGAATTATTTTATCAATATTATTATTATTTTCTTAAGCTGAAGCCCGCCAAAGCATCTTGGTATCGCCGGCTTATTTTTAAAATATTCAGAGTATGAAAAAGTATCAAAAGGAGCTTGATGAACTAAAGGAAAAGGTTGAGGCGATGTCAAAGCCAAAGGTGGGCGTTAAAGGACAAGATTCCGGCATTGCTGATTTTGTCGCTCAAACAGTATTTGATGGAACGAAAAAACAAGTTCTCACTCTTATTGATTCAATGTATGACAAAAAACAAGATTAGATTTGTTCACTGACGGGGGAATCCAACCCTTAGCGCGGGTGGCGAGTCGCCGAACAGGTCGCCTTCCCCGCCAGCGAATAACTGGGAATATTACTTGCTTCGCGTATATCTTAGAAGTTTCTGTCCGATGACTAAGAATTAGCGCGTTTGCTGGCAAGAGCGGTCATCTCTTGCCGAGCGTCCAAGCGTTAATCTTGGGGACAGCGATTTTACGGGTATAGGCACTGACCTGCTTGCCCGTAAGATTGATTATAAACAAATAACACGCTAACTATGCGAATTTAGCGGGAATTTTATGAAACATATACACTTATTCCAACACACAGGAGGTGGTTGCGGATTAGGCGATGATAAAAACAAAGGGTATCAATGCGATGATAGTTATGAGTGTGAGTGTGGTGTGAGATTAAAAACATTAAGTTCACCAGAAGTCCATTTTATAATGCCTCAATTTATCGCTGGGAAAGAAGAGCCGGAGCCAGTTGAGATTGTTGATCTTGAAATAAATCTTAGCAAATAACACGCTAAAATGCGAATTAGCAAATAATTATGCAATACATTGACGACGCGGTAGCCATCGGATTAGTCATCGGACTAACCCAGATGATGAAAGGATACATCAACGATAAATATACGCCGTTGATTTCCTTGTTTTTCGGGATTGTCGGAGGGATAATCCTTTCGGGATTGTCGGTTGAAGGAGCGGTGAAAGGCGTTATATTCGGCCTGACAGCGTCCGGCCTTTACGATCATTCCAAGATTGTAAAAAACTAAATACTATAACTTAATTTAATGACATATTTTATTGCGCACCGGAAGGATGGTCTTATTGATATTCCTCATATTTTTGCTTTTTTTGCTTCTATCGTTAAAAGCGGAAGGCGAAAGGATAAGTGTTATCAGTAACGGCCGTCTTCTAAAAACTGAAACTAAAGATTATTACGAAACTTGGCAGGCAGGGTCGCCGATAGAAATGCCGGCTATGGCCTCTAATCGCCCCGCCACGCCATCAGACGACATCAAGACCTATATTCGTGTATTATGGGGCAATCAGGCCGAAACGATGATTAAAATCGTGGCTTGTGAGAGTAACTTCCGGTCGGAAGCCATTAATTGGCAAGACGCTACGATAACAGGTTGGCCTTCACAAGGTATTGCTCAAATTAATGCGCCTTATAACGAGGAATTATTTAATTGGAAATATAACTTGAATGTGGCGTTTGAGATGTATCAGAGACGGGGGTTTCAACCTTGGTCGTGCTATTTGTTAATACAAAAATGACCCACCATACTTTGAAATGGTTCACAGCAAGGATCGGAAAGCGGATATTTCGCGATGATAGCGGGTGCGGATGCCCGTCTTGTTTCGGCGTGGTTCAAAATGGCTTAATTATCTCCGACAAACTTCACGCTGATGAGCTTTATTGCACGCAAAACGATTTTGGTAATGAGAGGATTGAATTAAATTACCGTGATAAAATATGAAAGACCCATTATTCACCTGCGATATTTGCGGCGTGCAATCCACAATTAAAGAAACGATTGAGAAAAGTTACTGTCATAATTTACACACCAGCTCCCATAGCGGAAATATCTCGTCAAAGAAAAAACCGCCTTCTTCTCCCAAAGGAATGCCTTTTAGCAAGTGGCGGAAAATGTTTTATGAAAGAGAGAAAACCGACAATTAAAGAAAAAGATATTCAAAAAGTTATTTTAGAATATTTAAAATTAAGAAAAATCTTTGCGTGGCGGCAAAACAGCGGAGCGTTTAAAACCGATGCTGGCGGTTTCTACTGGATCGGCATTATTGGAGCACCCGATATATTCATATTACGCAAAAGCATAATCTACGCTTGCGAAGTGAAAAATGAAAAAGGCAAACAAAGCGAGAGCCAAAAGGCATTTCAAGAGCAATTTGAAAAAGCCGGCGGGGTATATTTCATTGCCAGAACATTGGAAGATGTAATTAAAAAGTTATCCCCAGATGATGTTTGATTTGATTGGAAAAATGTGATAGAGTGGGGATATGAATAAACTACAAGATAATTTAATCTTTTGTAATCAGCATTCCCATAGGGATATTGGCTCTTGTAGGCCATTTCAGTCCTTATGGGAATTTTGTTTGTAAAATTATGAATGAAGAAGAAGAAAAAATCATAATTGAAGATGACAGCGGCGATAAGAATTATTTTACGATAATTCCTAATTATATTGCCAATCATTCAACCGCAAACGACCAAGCTTTATATTTTCAAATGAAAAGATTTGCCGGAGAAAAAGGTATTTGTTTTGCAAGTGAGGTTTTATTAAGAAAAAAACTTAGAATAGGGACAAAAGCTCTTAAAAAATCAATCCAATATCTTTTAGACCATAAATGGATAAGAGAAAAAGGTTTTAAAGAAATTCAAACAAAAGGAGGCATTCAAAAAATAAGAATATACGCAATTATTGATATTTGGAAATTAAATAATGAGTATTATAAAGGGTATGCTGAAAGAACACCCCTTGAAGCCAAAGGGTATGCTGAAAGTAATCAAAGGGTATGCCAAAAGGAAGCCAAAGGGTATGCTGAAAGAACAACTAAGAAGAACTATAGTGAAGAAGAACCATTTAAAAAAGAACCAATAAGATCTTGCGAGCAAAGCTCGCGGGATATGGTTAGCATCTTTGAGATATTTCAAAAAATCAATCCAACAATCAACTACGGGAATAAAACCCAAAGGTCGGCGGTTACCGAGATGATTAAAAAGATGGGCTTTGAGAAAACGCGGGATTCCGCTTTATACGCGGTATTGGTGCAAGGGCAACCATATTCCCCAACAATCACAACCCCATACCAATTAAAAGAAAAATTAAGTAGTTTAATTGCTTATTATACAAAAGAAAAAAATAAACAAAGCGTCGGGAAACAAAGAGTGGCTCCGGCGTATCAACCAAAATGAAAACATTAAGACTGATTAGCGGTCAAGAATATCTTATTTTAGACGAAGAAAGCGATTATTTGTCGGATATTATCATTAAAGGCAAAACAAATTTTATCACGCTTTCAAACGGCGATGTGATAAACATAAATTCAATCTCAAAGGTCGGCTCATTGGATAAAGTGAAACACTGGGGCGGATATGTATTGCGTAAAGACGGCCGAAGCTTTTTGCGGGATGGCGATGTTGTGTGGCTTGACGGCAATGAAATAATTGAAGAAATGGACGATCCGAAATATAAACTTATGTCCATTATCAATTTAAAACAACTCAAATGAAAGAAGAAATATGGGAACAAGTTAAACAAGAGCGAGATGATTATTGGGATAAAATCAATCGTGAGCATTCCGAAGATACAAAATTATGGCTATCCCAGACTCCCGAACAAAAAACCGAAAGAAACTGGAACTGCATTACTTTAACCAGATACTTGCTCCGCAATCATTGGCGGCAACCTAACCCGCAAAGAGTGGAGATGATAAAAGAAAGAATGCAAAAATGGTTTGAAGAAAATAATAAACTCTGGTGTCCGTTGGAAGTCTACGAGGATTTATTGCCGCCAAAAGAAAATTCAAAGGTCGGTAGTTTTCAAAAGATAGGTGGATTGTTAAAGATTTAATATGCAACAAAGCCAGACAAGCCAGATATTAGAAGCTCTGAAAAATGGGGAAATTTTAACTCCCATTGACGCATTAAACCGTTTCAGTTGTTTTCGTCTTGGCGCGAGAGTTTACGAATTAAGACACGGGAAATATGACGGAACATTTTACAGGATTGACGATATTCCGCATCAAGGCAAACAATACTCCGCTTACAAATTAAGCCGGCCGGAACAGGTAAAATTGATATGAAAATAGAAAGAAAATGGGCAATGCCTTCAGCTTGGACATTCACCATAAAACCAATAAAAGAGTTATTATTAGAAGAAATATCTGATAATACGACTAAAATATGGGTTGATCCTTTCGCTGGATTTAATTCATTCGCGACAATTACTAATGATTTGGATTTAGAGAGTCCGGCTAAATTTCATTTGGACGCTTTTGAATTTTTGAAAGGTTTTCCATCAGGAAAAATTGATGGTGTATTACTTGATCCTCCATATTCTCTAAGGCAAGTATCGGAACATTATAAAAAAGCAGGAATAAAAGTTACCGGTTGGCATACATCAATGGCGTGGGGTTCAAAGATTAAAGATGAAGTGGCAAGAATTATTAAGCCCGGTGGTAAAGCAATTTGTTTCGGTTGGAACTCTATGGGGTTAGGAAAAAATCGGGGATTTGAAATGACTCGCATATTATTAGTTCCACACGGCGGTTCTCGTTCGGATACGATTGTTACGGTTGAAATAAAATTGATATGAAAAAAAATCAAAAGAAAACAAAAAGATTTCCTGATTACGAAAGAGTGATTATGGACGAAGTAACAACTTTCGGCACGACAATTTTTATGAGAAAAGATAAACGAGCTTTGAAGATTGTTTTTCCAACGGGAACAGTAATGACTTTCGCGCCGGAGGACGAAATAGCCAAAATGAGGGCTGGGGATAACTTCTATTGACATTAAAAACTAAATAGCATATACTTTAAAGCACGGTAAAAGAGGCATTTTTATATAAAGCACGAGTCCCGCCCCTCTTTTACCAAGAAGCGGGACTTTTGCTTAACAAGGCGGGCTGGAGGAAACTTCAGTAGGCAAGGGAGCAAACGGAGAGCTGGTATTACTGGCTTTTGCGAACTCCCTCACCGCACCGCAAAAAACTATGCAGGAAACATTATTAGAATATAGAGAGAAAAGACGACAACAAAAGACAGATAGGGTAATGGATAAGATATGCGGGTCGGTTATCTTATTCGGAGCGTGGTATCTTTTAATTCATTCAATTATTTATGTTTCACGAATTTTTTGAAAAAATACGATTTAAACTGATACTGTGGAAATTCCACCGAATGAAAAAAATCGTTAAAAGAATAATGGACAATAAACGAAAGCAAAACGAATATCAGGCGTGGATTAAATTCAATAATCACGACCACAAAGAGGGCTGTGAAATTTGCGGGGAAGTTTACGAGAAAAAACTTTATTCTAAATTTCTATGATTTGCGAACATAAAAATTGGTATACGGAAAGTTACGGCGGGAAAGACATTGATGTTTGCGAATACTGCGGCGAAACGATTGACTGGCAGGAACACGAAAAGGATATACTGATTGAAACAGAAAGGCGTGCGGAAGAAAAAGAAAATTGGCAAAAACAAAAAGATGAAAGAGTAATGAATTATGAGTTGGAACCTCAATTAGAGAGCAAAGACCCGGACGGGGAATATGAAGCGGATCGAGATCGTGATGACAGGAACAGATACGAGGCCGAAAGGCAATACTTTGAAAAATAATTAAAATTTATGGATAAAAAATTACCAACAATAGACATACACGGCAAAGAATATACTTTGGTCAGCACAAGGATCTTACACTTCAATGAAGTCTTTATCAACGGAAGAATAGAAACAGAGATGTTGCAAAATAATGAAGAAGTGGTCGTGAGAGCTAAAGTAACGCCGGACATAGACAAACCAGAAAGACACTTCATCGCTCATTCGCAAGCGGTCAAAGGCGGGACGGGAGTGAATAAAACCGCCGCGCTTGAGAATTGTGAAACATCAGCCGTTGGCCGAGCGTTGGGATTTATGGGTATTGGAGTGATAGAAAGCATAGCGTCCGCCGATGAAGTAAACAAGGCGGAAACACAACCGATTTATAATCCAGCCAATCCATCAGTAATGCAAAATCTATGGTGTCCGCTTTGCGAGGTAAACGCGGTTATTTCCAAAAAAACAGGCAAACCTTATTGCCCGAAATTCCAGACTCACCCGAAAGGACAATACATCAACTTAACCGCCAAGCCGTCAGAAAAAGAGCAAGAGTTTGAAGAGAGTCTTGACATAGACGAGATAAACTCAATGTTATAATTTCAAGATTAAATAATTAATATATGAATAAGATAAAAAAAATAGTAAAAGATTTTAAAAAAGAATTTAAGGAAGATTTTGTTTGGCGAGAAGCCGAAATTTGGCTTGAAAGCAAAGTAACAAATTTAATTGAAAATGATTTTTTGAATAGATTGCCTAAAAAAATATCCGATGAAACAATAGAGAAAGAAATCCAAAATTTTCCAAAAAGATTAGATGATTGTGGCAAACAAAAAATAAGAGCTAAAAATTACGGTTGGAATTTATGTGTTGAAGAAATTAAAAAATTATCAAGATTAAATAATTAAACAGCTTGCATCTTACTGCGTAAATATATGGATAAATTAGAAATTGTAAAAGCGTTATTGTCAGACAGTGAAGTTTCAAAGGACGAATACACGGAAAATTAAATAATTAAAACTATGAAAAAGCAAGAAATAATAAAACAAATGATAATGGGAAGCATATCAATTCCGATAAGGACTGAATTTAAAAATGTTGAAAACCAAATTACTATACCATCTAATGCTCATTATAGTAATTTAATATATCAAGATGCTGGGATTGTGGACTTGGACAAGTTAGCGAATTTCTTAATGAAATATGTAGCGAAAGAAGATTTGATAGAAGATTAAATAATTAAAATATATGAAAAAAGAAAAGATACGGCGAATTGAAGCGATATGCTTGCGAACAGGAAAGCATTTTAGTTGGTCGGCTACAACGCTTCTATGGGATGAATTGCCAAGATGGTTGCTTCATAAAATTGAGATGGAGTTGCCAAGTTTTGAAATAACAATTAACCAATAAAAATATGAACAACGACGACTTAATTAAGATTTGTGAGCCAGATACATTAGAGAACGATGGGGGAAAGTTGCGGGCAAGATTTTATTTAGATGACCTTGCGGAGAAATCTGAATCAGAAAAAATGTTAATGAAAGATAAAGCATTTGAAGAAGTTGAAATGATGGTTGCAAAAATGAGAAATCAGTTGTTCTAATCCCTATAATCCTCTAAAGAAACAATATGAAAACAATAATTGACAGGCAAGGAGACTTAGGATTTATCAAGTTAGATAAACTTCCCGATAATCTTCAAAAAATAGAATTTAAAGACAAGTTTACGCTCGCTTTAGGCGAGGGTTCGGGTAATAGCCATATTCTCACCAAAGAACACGAAACCGTTGAGATTGGGCTTTTTAAAGACGCTCAAGGTCGGCATTACTTTGAAGTTAAAGGCGGTAACGCCGTCGTGGAACATTCCGGGCCGACCGCCACCCATAGAGTATTTACTTTTACTCCGGGCATTTATGTTAATGATGTTCAAAGAGAATTTGATGAAATTGCCGACAGGAAAGTCCAAGATTAACTATGCACGCCAATACTCAAAAACTTCTTGAGAGAATGAATGCGGCGGGGATGCGGCAAGACTTTTTTGTTGATAAAAATAAAGCAAAAGAACTTATT